TATAGCAATCTGTGCGTTTTTTGATCCATTTCTTCCTGAATTAACTGCCCAATCGCATATAGACAATGCCACTTTATCATTTACAACTTTATCCAGCTTGTTTCCTAAGTAATATTTTTTCAGATATATATTTTTTGCAAAATCCTTTGTTAAATCTTGCATATTTCCTTTATATCCAAAATCCCTTGCTTCTTCCTCAGTTATTCCATACTTAGTTTTGCCCCCTTTGTCATTCTTGTCATCTGAATATCCGCCTTCAACTCTTAGCAAATAGTCAAATATTCTTTCAAATCTGTCCATACTAAATCACTTCCTTTTTCTCATTTTTCTTTATATCTTTTTCCACTGTTTCAGTTATTAGAACAATATTATCCCCTTCAATCATGGCATCTGTTACTTTCAACACTTTCCCCTGCTCCATGATTTCAGTTCCGATTAAATTCCTTATTTCCATTTTCATTCCACCTTTCTTCCTAATAGCTCCATATCCTTTAAATATTTATATAACTTTGCAGGGCTAAATTGATTAGCCTTCAGTGTCTTTAAATTGTACGTCAGACTCTCATCCAGCCCTTTGTTAATTAGATGTATGCATAATTCTGAACAAAAATATTTGTCCTTATGCTCAATTCCCAGCTCCAGCAACTGGCTGAAAAATATAGCTCCATAATCATAGCCCTTGCCCTTCAGCTTTTTAAACTCTTCTAGCACAACTGGAATTTCAATGTGGTTGTCAAGCTCATATATATCCATATTATCTTTATACACAAAAGGCTTTATCCTTACGCCACCAGGATTTGACAAATATACATAGTCATTGTAAACGAATTCACAATGGCTGTATTTCCCTAATGTTCTTAAAGTTATCAGGAATCCTATGATACTCTTTGGCTTATGGAAGCTGATATATAGCTTGTCTTTTTCTAACTGCATAAATACCTCCCTACATATTTTTGTATGCTTTTTCATATCTGTCTTTAGCATCATACTCTTTTAACTCTTTATCGGTTAAATTTTCTAAGCTGTGAGATAGTAATGTTTCAGTAGCCATGGCTTTTGTTGTTTGTGACTGCATTATATTCGCCATTTTCATCATATCTTGCAATGTTAAATTAACATACTTTTCACTGTTGCTTTTTGTGTAAAATTTCCAGTTTTCAAATTCTGTCTTTTTCATTGCTTGACACATTACTACTATTCTGGTCAGATTCGACTGGTCTATGCTCCTGTTATTCTGCAAATATTTCACGCCACCTACTTCAAATTCAAATGGAGCCATATCATATTCAAGTCTCAATTCATACAGTTCTTTTTTGATTTCGTCTATCCGTTTTTCTCTATTTAACTTGATGATGTTGTTCTCGATATACTCAAATTCAGATAATTCAACAGTCTTGATTTTTCCATTTTCTAGGAGTTCATTTTCAGCTAAAGTGTATTTTTCTGCTCTATACAGCTCCTCTTTTGTTGCCTCTCTTAGATTTCCGTTATCCAAAACTGGATTTTCGTATTCCAGTTCGGTCCAGATGTACTTTTCTGCATCCCAGTCCGGATAAAACAAATTAGGGTTGATTTTAAAATCTTCAAGGTTTGTTATTATTGGTCTCGCTATTATTTTGAGACTTTTTTTGTCATAAATTACTATGTTCATTTATATTTCCCTCCTTATTTTTTATACTTGCTATTTCCATTTTCCAATAGCTAAGTAAGATGCAGAAACGTTTCCGGGAGCATTTGTTCTAGCTTTAAATGTTGTTCCACTTGTCGTTTCGCCCGAAGCTATATAAGTACCACCATTTACTGTAAGTATCAAAGAAGTGATTCCTCCCATATTTATTCCGTAATTGTTCATAGTTCCTGATGGACTTGCTATACAAGTTCCAAATCCTAGAATGATTCCGTTTGAAAATTTAAGATAGTTGTTTCCGACTTCCAGTAATCCTTCCACTTTGTCCGAAATCGGTTTATTGCTTATCGCCCTGAATTTCGTAACATCGTTGTAAGTCAAATTCGTATCTGCTACGCATTCATAATAGAACTTAGTTACACTATCAAAGTAAAATTTCCCTTTTGTCTTGTTTCCTGTGTCTTGAATATTTCCGCCAAATTCTAGTCCTATTATTTCGGCTAGGCGGTTACCTTCGAGGGCTGTGCCTGCTGTTGTGCCGTATTCCATAATATTTATCACAACAAATTGACTTCCATTAAATACTAATTCGTAACTTTTGTTTGGTTTAAAATCTCCTGCTTCTATTTGTTTTAAAGTTCCGTTGTGTTCTTTCAATAACGTATAATCGACATTATTAAGTCTTAATTTTGTTGTTGTATTTGTGTTGGCGTTGTCTACTGTTATTCTTAATTTTAAGTCATTGTTTAGCCCAAATTCTGTTAATCCGTCTAAATTGCAGATGTAATAATCAATATTTAAATTAGTACTTTTTATCGCTTGTAAAGTATGAACATTTCCGAGTTGCAATCCATTGTAAATTTCTTCTGTTTCAGGTGTCCCCAGTTCTCTTATATTTCCAAAAGCTGGTGTTATACTCTTTATTTTTGTATCTCCCCTGTTCGTTTCTTCGATTTTGTAGTGTGTGCCAAATTCCACTTGTTGTGCTTTAAATTTAGTTAGTTTTGCCATCTTTCCTCCTATTTCAAATCAATAATATTTTCTTCTCCCAAATCCAGTTGTCCTAAGCTGTTCCGACCAAATCGTCCAAATCTTGAATATGCAAAGTTACAAACTGGATTTCTTTTGACTTCGTTTTTAATTACACTTTGTCCTAAAGTTTTGCTTCCAAATCTCGTTCTGACTACATAATTATCCAAGCATTTATGTGTATTTACCTTTACTCCTCCACCTACAATATCATTCAAATCTAATTCATCAATTAAAGAATAATCATAATCTTTGTTGCTTATAAATTTGACATCATATTGTGCTGGCTCGTTGTTTTTGTTTAATTCGATTGCTGGGGTTAATCCTGTAAACATTTCTCCAATATTGCTTATTGTTTCCAAGTTTGGAATTAATTTATACTTTCTCATTGCTAATTTAATTCTATTTCTGTATCTGTCATCAGTCTGCCCATTCCTCGAAACATCAAATTTTTCTCCCAAGTCATCAAGAAATTCACCATTTGCATAGTCTATTAAGTGTTGTTTTTCCAACAAATTATAAATTTTATCGACTTCATCAAATAATTTTGATATTGCTTTATAAAAAGAGCTTACATTGCTATTCTTTTTTAACCACCACGGACACTTTGACATCAGATAATCAAAATTACTCTGCATATTCCGCCACCTCGTTAAATCTTAACTTCAATACTTTTTCAAAAACTATTCCAGGAGTTTCTTTGAATTTAAAAGTAATATCTACATTCAATAATTTATCGGCTGAATACACTGTTCTTATAAATTCACTTTCACATTTATAACTTGTGATATATTCCCCTACTTTTACGGATTTGATATATTCTTTTACAATGTTTCTCAAATTTTCTTCAAGAATATTTACCCCATCAGCTTTTTGGAATTCGATTTTCACTTGCACTTCCCTCTTTTTGGGTCTGTAAAATCTGATTTCCCTGTCTGTTCCTTGATTATCTTTGACGGTTACAATTGTGTCACCATTCATTTGAATAGCCTGATCTTTTTTCTTCCATATAGCGTTCGCTATATCTTCGTTTCTTCCGCCGTCTACTATTAAAACAATTGATTTTGGTTCTAATCCCTTGCTGTCAACTTGCATTGTTTTATTTTCGTCAGCATAAACAGATTTTACTCCTTCCTGCTTTAACACTTCCGCTCTAATTCCGTCCAAATTCCATTCACTTTCATTACGGCTTAAAAACCAACGCTCTATATAATCATTGTCACTTTCCTGTTCTTGCCCTCCAGCCGCAATTTCATTTTGTTTAAAATCGTATACGCCATTTACAACTTTAACCAATTTAATAATACTTCCAACTTCCTTATTTCCTTGCTCTCCTGCTGTATCGCAAGTGAATTCAAAAGTAGTCTTATCATTTAATGTTCCGTTTTCAGAAAGTGTATATCTAGTTCCATCGTTTGCTTCAACAATTACATCTCCTGTTTCAAGTGTTACATTTACTCCCCCTATCAGTTCAATTTTTACAGTCGCTTGACTTTCTTGCTTTCTTTTAAAGAAAAACGGACTATTTGCTAAATGTTCGTCTATTTCTATACCTTCACAGTTCAGCAAATTCATTTTTTCTGCTTGTATCTGTTGTCTTTCCATTTTTTCTCTTAGAAGCCTTGCCACAGGATACATAAGCATATACCAAGCGCTTCTTTTATCGTTAGAGAAGTCATCTTTTAACAATGTTTTTAATTCGTTGTTCAAAATATTCATATTATCCTGTACTGTGTTTACATTTATTCTCGCCAACCAATCCCAACTCCTTTCATCAATGCCGACTTGTTATCGTTAAAAATAAGCCCGATATTTACTTTAAGATGTCTGTTTTCATATTCATAAGACTCGACATAACACCTACTCAAATAATCCTTAAAATTATTCATTATTTTGTCTCTTATGTGCTCCAGCACTTCGTTTTCATTCCCATGTGTACCAAATAATTTCTCAAAATCTAGTCCGTATTTTATATCGTATTCAAGTTCTCCCTCACGAATACGCAACATTAAAACGATTTGCTGTATTACTTCAAAATACTTTTCTTTTGCTCCAAAAAATTGTACATCTCCTTTTTCAATATACAATTCTCCAGTTGCATTATTTAATTTTATATCCATAAATCACGCTCCTATGGATGATTGTAAGGAACTCCACCCTTACTAACTCCACTTTCTGCATCAAGACTTTTTGCCTTAATATCTCCAACTGTCAAAGTTCCTGAAATATTTACATCTCCGCTAACTGTTAAATTGCCATTCAAAACTACATCTCCGCTAATTTCAATGCTTCCAGGAATATCGACGGTTGTTAAATCAGTAGGAATTAAAATTGGCAAGGCAATAGCATTTGTTAAATTATGCCTTTTGTTTGTATTTACCGTGCTTACTTCTTTTGTGATATATCCACTTATATCTCTGCTGCAAATCAAAACAGGAACTTTATCCCCTGTTTTGAAATTAATTTTGATATTGATATTTCTATTTCCTAACTGGCACATCGGAACATGTAATATCGGAGGCAATTTAACTTCCCTGAACTCTGCCAACGGCTCTACATCCACAAATCCATTAGGATGTATTTTTATTATCTCTGCTATTAAAGAAGTATCAATTTTTCCAAGCATTGCCTTTATATATTCTTCCATTATCTTCTTCTGCCTTTCCCTTTATTTCTTTTTACTTGCGTGGCTTTTCCTTTTTTATTTTCCTTACTTTCAATTTTCTTGATTTCAGCATTATTTTTCTTAACATCGGTTTCGTTATTAACAACTCTAACTTTCAAAGTCATTTTAAAATCACTTATGTCAGCAATTTCTACAATCTGACATATAGTAGATATTTCGTTGCTTATCAGTTCAATCAAATCGCCTTTTTTAAGATAATAAATTAATAAGCATTTGACTTCATAATCGTATTTTATTTCTTCTTTTTTTTCTTTTTTTTCAGATTTCTTAGATTGTTTGCTATTCTTTGAATTTTTAGTTCCCTTTTTGTTGTCTTTATTCCCTTTGTTCGATTTTGGAGTACTATTTTTTATTTGATTTGCTTTTCCCTTTTGCTTTGCCACCTTTTTTACCCCCTTTTGATGAAGATTTTTTACTTCCTTTTTTAGACTTTTTACCACCTTTTTTATTTGATTTGCTTTCTTTTTTCTTTTCGACTTTGTAGCTTATTTCTTCAACATTTTGAGGTTTTGGCTCTTCCAGAAGTCCGCTTTGATAACTCAATTTAATAACTTTTTCTGTGTTGATTTCGTTGTGATAAATATAAATAAAGTCATTTTTTGTAGTCATCTGGCTATCACAGTCTTTCACAATTTGCCCTATTTCATAAAGTCCACTTCCCAGTATGCTTTCGCCAATGCTGTAAACTTTATCATTTTTAAGTTCGCATTGCTTAACAGTAAATCCGCATTTGCTTGCCAAATCATTAATTATTGTGCTTGCTGTTGTATTCGGAGCATATGCGGCACTCACTAATTTTTTGAAGTCCGCTGGAACTTCACGGCATTTTAATTTCAAAGTTCCTTTTTCAACTTCTTTTCTAGTGATAATACCGCTCGCTACTTCTCCTATATCCGTACCATATCCAGCAACAAGCCTTATATTGTCCTTTAATTTAATTTTTGCAATTGTTGTATTTGTCAAGCCTTTTGTTTCTATATCAAACTCATTCGGCTCTTCATCCACGGACTTGTAGCTCCACTTAATTTCAACTCCATTTATTATTGTCGGATCTGCCAAATTATAATCTTTTGGGAAAATAAAATTTAAATCGCCATCATCCGTTTCAATCTTGATTTCAGTTCTTTCTAAAAACAATTTATTCAGCATCGTTCTCTTCCTCGTCATCTTCCATATCAAAATATTCTAAAAATACAGTTTCACAAAAATTTTCAAAAGTGATTGGAACTTCCTTTTTAT